TCCTTCAACTTCGAACTGACGAAGTTGCTTAGAATTGTTAGCCTTGCTAACTTGTCTATTTCCTTCTTTTTGTTCATGTTGCCTCCTTTGGCTTACTATATATATAATCATATCCTAACTAATTACAAGTATTTATTAAACAAAGTTGTGGATAACTTTTTCCGCAAAACCTTTGCTGTCAGGAAACTCAGCGGGGGGGAAGCTCCTGCTTTACTGGTAGGTATACCTATGATGGTAAGAGGGAATGGAGAATGGAGACGCAGAGCCAGAACAACGGCAGCACCAGCATGCAGGCAAAAATCTCCTTGGCTACTGCACCGATGCCGAAGGGCATCTTCGAAATGGAAAACGCCACAAAGGCACCAACGATGCAAACGACACCAAACCAAACCAGAAAGGGTGGCAACTACTCTGATGCCCGATCTTCATCATCCCAGTCCATGCAGATCTCACGACACACATCTTCGCATGCCCACCACGCCAGCAGGTTCCGGAACTGGTCGTGAGACCCTACCTCTTTAGATCCATTAAATGATGCAATCAAATGGAGAATAGATGCTTCGCCCATGTCACACGACATTTGATCAAGACGATCCCAAATCTCTCCTTCATACTTTTCATAGAATGCACAACTGTCTGCGTAGTATATTAGTTCAGAGATCGTTCCCCCCTGGCATCCGTTCAGGACAACGTCAGAGATGGTACTTTTCTCCTGAGTGTCCAGGAGCCACTCGCGAATGGAGTCTTGTTTAAACTCAACGGGCATCGTGCTTCTCCTTCCAGCTCACGAACCAGGGACACCTGGTCCATCCGTGTTGGAACAATAGTCTGTATTCAATGTGCTTGAAATGATAATTCATCTTCCTTCTCCTTTGTGTAAGGGAGCCTAAGGACTCGCACCTGTCGTTATGGCTTCGCCACTCCCTTTGTTTACGGTTCAGGGTCTCGAGTCATTACGGCAACTACCTGGACCTCACAAAACCTTTCAGGCGACATGTATTCCCACGCTCTGGCTTTGCTTAATATATATATAGTCCTAAAATGTTGGGATGTCAAGAGCTAATGTAAGTTTTTTTACCACCTGCTGTGCCGGGGACGCTGGACACAGCTCCTGTATGTAAGAGTAATGGTATGTTGCAGATCCTAATGGAGAATGGACAATGGAAAAAGGGTGGTGAGCCGAGGACTTCGACTCACCGTTTTGTTTAATGTTTGGCTAACTAAACAAAGAAGGAAGATCTAAGCAGTAACACAACGTACTCCTGCTGTCAACTACCAGCGTCTGGCGGGGAATCCGCCATCGCAGCCTGGGATCTGGGACTGGCCCTTAAATGTAATGGGCAATGGAGAATGGATTATCGGAATGGACTAATGGAGCTTCGTACTGGAGCTACCATCAGGAGTCCAGGCACCCAGCAGGTGGACCAGCATCTCCCATCCGGGGTTCTTGGTTGACCTGGTAATGGAGCATAATGGAGGCTTATCGCTAATGCGCAATGGATCACGGACAATGGACCCTGAGAATAATTTAGCCCCCTTCGAAAGAGGGTCTCTCGCAAGTACAAACACAGGACATCCAGCAGAATAATGTCGATTAATCCACGCTATTTGATGTGCTGAGAAGTTCAGTTTGTTATTGATTATTTGTTTTAACTCTAACCAAAAGCCACGTCTATAAAAACCGAACAAGTCAGGTACGCCAAGCCCTGTTGATGTTTCAATTCTTGTCCAAATGACTGATTTTGTGTTATTTTTTAGTTGATTGTAAAGATTTTTCTCTTCCGCCATGTTTAATAATCCAACACCTTTCTTTTTCAAGATCAACCATCAATAACTCAACCTTTAATTTTTTTTGTAATGGTGTCAATACTCGATTAATTGTCCTGCCTTTTTTATTTCCTTTTTGATATCGTAAAGCAGTTTTTACATCATACAAATGGACTTTACCTCGCTTATCGATTGCAACAAGATCAACGCAACCTGTGTCATGAATTGTTTTAAATACCAGATTCCCCGTCTTCAGCAAGTAAGTCATCGCTATGCTCTCCGACAGATGTCCCTTCAGATGTGTTCTGTTCAATAACTTTATAGTCCCCTTGAATGGATAATTTTTTTCGAAGTTCAATTAATTTATCCTCAACTTCACCAACAGACATCTGATCAATGGTACCATGCATAATTTCTTTTCTGTCTATATACAACCCTGCCACCATACCACGATATTTCTCAGCGGCAATAGCTCCTGTGTAATTACCAGCAGCTTCGGCAGAATCTCTCAACTCTGCAAGTTTTTGTACATGTGATTTGTATGTAATGGAGTATCTACGAGCTAATTCTGCACGTTTTCTGTCTATTTCAGCAACAACATGAGGATAATATTTAGGATTTTGTAGTTGACTTGCATTCACAGTAGCCCCGCTTTCAGCGTACCCAGCATCAATTGCACACTGTTTTGCACTCTGCAAATGCCCTTTTTCGATGAAAATATCGACAAATTTCATTTGTTTTGGGGTCAATTCGAGCATTTTTTCAGGTTTTTTTGTCATAGTTTTTTCCATATTCTATCACATCACTCTCAAAAAAGCCTTATTTTTCAATAAAGCTTGTAAATTGTAAGCCGTCCGTTTACAACGAGATGACAACTTATTTACAGAGGGAACCCGCGATATATATATGTTTTTACTACTTTGTAAATATGTAAACCGATTTAGCTCATTTCGTGCGGTTTTAGATTTAATTTGTGTAGAATAATATATATAGTGATTTACATGAGATTGGTCAGAATTGATTGGGAAGATACTATTGAACATCAGACTGGTTGGTACGAACAAGAAGATATCGAAGACCTTGAACCACCACCCCTTGTTTGGAGTTGGGGATTAATTTTAAAAGAAAAAACAGACTCAATTACTCTTGTCGCTGATTGGATACCATCAACTAAAACTTTTGGTCGGGGGACCACGGTCCCTAAAGGAATGATCAAGAAAATTACAGACATAGCTATTATCGATATGTCAGACATCAATTTAGATTAGCGATTCCACCCATTGCAAATTTTTGGCCACCACTGGCCAACTCAAATGCTCGTTGGTACGGCATTCCTTGGTTCATATACATCATGTAAGCTCTTCGCTGTTCAGGCGTTAAGTTCGCTACTCGTTGATTGATATCACCAGGATTAAAGGCAGATTGTACAAAGTCTTTACCTTGAGAAAATTTTTGTTTTGTTGCATCGATTATATTACCAAGAGCTCCACCGCCCATGACAAATTCACCAGCAGCACCTAATAAATTACTTAAGCCACCTGCCATATCGCCAAAGAACTGTGCCATAGTCGGCGCTTGTGCTGTAACTTCAGGTCTCATCATTGATAATATCTGATTACCTTGATCATCACGCATGACAGGCATACCTGGTGTTGTAAAACTTAAACGTTCAATACCACTAGTATTAGAAGGTGTTGCACCGAGCATTTGTGCTGTTTGATATTGTTTTGCTCTATCTAAATAACTTTGTACGTCTGCGGAACGACCATATTTCTGTTCTACGTTTGCAATTTGATTTAAAAAATTATCCTTACTACCAGCTTGTTCAAACATAATGTTTTGATCTTTTTTACTATAATTAGTAAATGAATCACCACCTGGTGTATAACCAGATCCAGGACTTGTTGTTCCTTTTGGTCTATCTTTTTTTGGTGGTGTGTATGATGTAAACTTTGGAGAAGATGTTCCTGGTCTGTTGACCCCAGTTGGTGAACTACTATAACCAGGTCTATTAATACCTCTAGGAGCCATTACGCTCTGCCTCCGCGACTTCTACCCATCAATGATTTAGAAAGATCCTTCATATTACGTACTCTTGGTTTCTTCTTTACCTTTTTCTTCTTGCGACCAAGGACAGCGTGTGCGAGTGTATTAGACATCTATCTCCGTTGTCATATCAACATCAACTTCACCACCAGCAGACATTTCTGAGGCTCTTTTTCGATCAAGTTTATTAGATCTAGCGTTTGGTTTAATTTTTTTTATTCTATTCATAATATTCTTTGCAGCCGTAGACGCACCAACACCTGCGATACCCGCAGTGGGTATAAATTTTTCTAATCTCTCTGTGATTTTATCTCTTGCAGCATTTATCTTATCTGTATCTTCAAGACTAACCATTTTAGGTCTTGTTATTTTTGTTTCTTTTCTAAATCGTCTTTGTTTCGGTGTTTGTCCTCTTGGCATAATTTGCTCCTTGGTCCGTGGTTAATAAACTTTGTACCACTAGGAGCATAACAAAATTAAATGTCAAGAGCAAAGATTTATTGACTTTTAAAATCGGACTTTGATA